TTAGGCAGCTTGGAAGGATCGACTAAACCAAAGTTCCATCTGATCAGACGGCCAATAGTCCCGCCGCCTCTTCTACCAACACCGCTGACTTGACTTGCTACAATGTCACATAGATTGATCGCCGCTCTTCTGAAGACGCTTAGATGTATCTCTCCCACTGAGCGAGCTCCTGTCTCAGTGTTTCCAAGATCAGCGAACTGAGTAAGAAAGGCCGCCGCTATTTGTGAATCACACTTGCTGATGATCTCTAGTGGCCCACTAGCGTATAGATTAGGTTGCGCCGCGTAGGTCTCAAAAGTTACCGCGCCATTCTCCACAAGATAACTCTGCTCAGCACTGATAAACGCTTGAGCTTGTCCCTCAGCGTCATCAATCATGGCATCAATATCAGTGTCTGTTAAACCTAGCTGTTCAGCTTGCGACCGATCAACCTTGACCTTTGGAGTAGGTACAGCCCACCGATCAAGGCCAACACACATCAAGTTACTCACTCGCTGTTTAGTTCGCCACCACCACCACACTGGCCTCAACATTCCGATACCTTCGAAGTTAGAACCGGTCTTATTGAGGGTGAGTAGCAACAGCTTATTGGCCGGTATGGGCTCGGGTGTGTAAGTGATTCCCACTGTGTTCTGAAGTACACCGTCAAGAGTCTGATTATCTCGACTCAACCAACGGTTGTGAGCGCTTGGTTCTCGATCAGCATATCGATCAAGCCACACCTTGATCTTGCCCTCTTTATCCGGTCCTACTCTATAGATCTCTTCAGCGTATCTATAGCCAAGGGGGATAAACTCAAAGAGATAGCTGAGCTGTTCTTCCCATGAGATAGTCATCTGACCGCTATAACCATCGAGGCCGTAACACTCATTAGCAAAGTCAGCGAGCTTATCAGAGATAGGATCACCTTCAAGACCTGGCTCAAACCTCCAAGAGGCTGAGAGTAGAGTCTGTCTCAGCATATGCCAAGACCGTCTCACGATGGGGTCAGTCCTTACCATCTCCTCAGCTTCTTGAACCCAGTTAAGGCCGGTGAGCTTTGGATTATTCTCTTTACCTGTGATGACACCACCGGCTAACTGCGTGCCGGTTATGCCCTTAGTAGTGAATCTTGGAGTAAGAGCCCTCATGTGTTTTGGAGAGCGCTCTTGATTGCTGTCATAGCTCATGAAGTCTCCCAAGGCTAGGTCTAGGTCTCTCTGACAATATAAGCACCTACAAGCGATTTAATCAATAAAACCTTGTTCAGTATAAAATCAAGGTATATTGTCATTGATCGCCACTGACAGTTTGCACCTCAACACTTTTGTGAAGTTTAAGGTTCATCAGATCGCTGTCAGTGGTCGACAGTTTGCACCGGCTAACGATGAGCTAGGAAAGGGTGCACATAAGACCCTTTCTTCAATAATCCATCAACGTCTATATATTTGGCAGTTGCTTTAAAGAGTAAGTCCTCCACACTTGCACACCTTGAAAAGTCGGCAAAGCTAACACCATGATTTTGGCCATAGTTATACTCTGCTTCATCAATGAAATCAGCGTAAGAGAAAGACCAAACTTGAAATAAAACACCATGATCATCTACAGCAATGACCTCAAGATCAAATAGTCTAAATATATTTTCTAGACTGTCTTTATGAGTAACTATTCTGGCTATCTTGAGATGTTCGCCTAGCTTCTTTTGAAAGTACGGACTGAAGTCCATTATCTGTCTCCTTTGTCAGTGGTTATGTCAGTGAAATAAAACTAACATCTAGCATGTTTCATATCAACAACCTTAAGGCTAAAGGTTACTTATCTAGCCACTCCTCAACCGAGTGATGAAGAACCACCTGAGATTCATCTTTGGTCTTGATTACTTTACGACCGGCAAAGAGTGAGAGCTTATCAATGATCGCCGCTTGGAGCTCGGCTAGCTGATCTCGATGGAGTTGAAGTTGAATCTGTGCATCTCGTAGCCTAGCGATGAGTGCCTCTCTGTCTGCATTAGCTGATGATAACTTATCCTTAAGCTCTTCAACTTCGCTTGGATCTCGACCGCTTGCGATAGCGACCATTGAAGAGATGGACCCTGTGATGACTCCTAATATACCAACTAGTACATCTCGATTCTCATCAACAATCTTGACGTAAGTTAAGAAGAGGATCAAGCCGACTACTAGACAGAGGAAAAAAACTGAGAACCACCAACCGCGCCGGGCCTTCTCTACCTGGCTATACTCTCGATGAGTCTTCTCTTTAGGCTTATTCATAGACTGTCCATCATTGCTTGGAAGGTTATGACTAGGGGATCAATCCAATCAAACCAAGTCAAGCCGCTCATCAGTCGCTTGTGTGGATCAATGATGATGGGAGCTAAGATCGAGACTAACCAAAACAGGATCATCAAAGCTGTCCTTGTCGCGAACCACCATAACCATTCTCTCAGCTTCTTATCTCTCATCCTACTCTTGATCTTCTTCGGTCCTCTTACTCGCTTGACCTTATCTGAGCTTGGAGGAGGTTGGAGTGACTCGATAGTCTCACCGACAGCATAGATGATCTGAGTCTCTCTGACTCCCTTAAACCGATACTCACCAACACAAGCATATCTTGTAGCCGTTGGTGTCCAATGATTAGTCCTCCCCTTGATAGCTACCATCGCTTCCTTAGTGAGTAACACTTGACCGGCTTGACAGAGTGACATAGTGCGAGCGGCGATGTTTTTAGATATGCCTTCAAGCTCAACCGACTTAGCGCCGCCAAGGGTGAAGATCTCACTCTGCTTCACCTCGACTATTGACCCCCAGTGAATCCCAATTCTACAGCCTATCTTTGTCTTTGGTGGGATAGTCTGTTGATAGATCAGACCAAAGTTAACAGCGTCTATAGTTCGATTAAAGCTGAGGAGGAAACCATCACTACGATCTATCTCTCGACCTTGGAACTTATAGACCAATGATCTCGCTAAGCGGTCGTGATACTGTAGCCATTGAGCGGCCTTCAATGCTCCAACCTTCTGAACAAACTGAGTTGACCCAATGAGGTCAAGAAGTACGATGGCTAGCTTGGTCTCTCTTAGTTCCATTCAGAAGCTCCTTGTCTTTGATCCCCCCACTTTAACCCGCCGGCTATTAGTACCACCTTTGGTCCTTGGCTTATAACCTTGATCAGTTGGATCAGACCAATTGAATATAATCGCGTCATACCTCAGCGCGTCAAGTGGGTCCTCTCTACCGTCTTTCTTCGGTTGCTCTTTGTTATCCCATCCGTAACTCAACAGCGCTTTCCTCATACTGTTACCGGTTGCCCTCTCCCCTCGATCCCATACCTCTTTAGTGATGAGATAGCGACGCGCGGCGAAAGCTCGCTTGAGTCTTTGTATACCATTGAGCACATCGACCTTGAGAGGATCAGTGGTCGATCTAAGTGGAAGNCCAAGGCCCCTTGGCGGGGGCTGCCTCATCACTCTAAAAGCATTGATACCTGTCTGATCATTCCTTGCCCTGCCTGCCTTGTCAGCTACTCCAACATCTAACCATATCTTAGGTGATGGCGCTTGAGCCTGGTACTTGCGAGGCCAAGCCACAGAGAGAATCAGCTGAGTGAGCTGCTCAGTGGTCACTTCTCTTGGATTGAACTCATGACAGATCACATCAGCACCGAGCTCCTCATCATGGCAGATGATCAAGACGCTTGGTTTTCTGAATCCCCAGTCAATCGCTATTCGACCGGTCATCTTATCGTTATATGTCCACCCCTCTATGATGTGTGAGTCTGTGAACTCTTGATAGATTAGACCACTTGGAGGTGATGGCTTATTCATCACCATGGCTTCGCGCTCTGCTTTTGGAAGTAGCTTGGTAGCCTCAAACCACTCAGCCGCCAAGTTCTCTTCATTGACATAGCTAGTGAAGAGGAGAGGTAAGTGACCGCTAGTCTCAGCCATTCGACACCACCAAGCATCAGCAACCGGTAGACCAACAAGGATCATGATAGGTGATGGCCCTGCTCTTAATCGACCAAGCGCTTTATGTGCCACCTCTTCAGTCAGTGTCTGGCACTCATCAATCAAACAGACTCCACTTGTTACGTTCAAACCCTCAAGAGGATTGTGAGTCGCGTCTCTTGTGCCAGGTCGATAGTAAGAGCGACACCATACCGATGATCCTGTATG